TTTTAATTCCAAAGTAAACAGCCAAAGCTATCCCTATAATAATTATAACTAATAAACCAAATAGTCCGAGTATAGCTACTTTTTTTGCCATCTCGGTGTTTCTTTTATTAGTCATAGATTTTTTTTTGATTTTATACAAAATGTGAGAATAATGAAACTTTATAGTACATTATTAACGCCGCCTCCTCCCCCCTCCTGTCGGAGGTTTAGATGGTGTTCTTCCAACCCCCCTAGTCGCGCATGCATGTGTATTACAGATTTGTGTTTGAGTCGTCGGACACGCTGCACCACCATTTTGTGGTTCAGTAGTTGTTGTCCAATTCCTTGATTGTGTTCCACCGCCACAGGTTTTAGAACAGGTACTCCATAAGTTCCAATTACCTTTACAGTCGACTTTACATCCCTGTGTATTACAGTCTCTGGTTTCCGTTGAAGGAGAAGGACACGCTGCACCACCATTTTGTGGTTCAGTAGTTGTTGTCCAATTCCTTGATTGTGTTCCACCGCCACAGGTTTTAGAACAGGTACTCCATAAGTTCCAATTACCTTCACAATCGATTTTCATGGTTTTCGTTAGATCGTACGTATACGTGACGGGGTTAGGTTTAACATCAGTACCCCTATTATCTGTTTCAGAAATTTTAGTTTCCCCATTTTCTTTTATTAACCATCCGGGTGCGTACCTAGGGTATGTATACGTTATATCTATTTTATTAATTTTTTCAAAAGATTTTATAGTAAATATTTTAGTTCCAACTTTATAACCGTCTCTATTCCAAGTGGCATACTTACTATCAACTTTAAACACATTATCCCATCCAGCAGCAGGTGATTTATTTATGGTTGTTTGTTCTTCTGTTATTAAAACATCGTCGATTTTTATATATTGAATTTTTGCTCCAGAAAAAGCTGATAGTTTATTTATGATAAATTCATACGTGTAATTATACGTAACTGGTTCTGGATAAGGCGTGTTGTCCCATATATTTTTATAATACTGAGGTTCATTACTTACATTTTGATCTGTATTTGGGTCTGGTTCGTCATGAAAATCCAATTTTTTAAGCTCGGCTATTTCTTTTCTAGGCCACTGAACTGTAATAACATCGTTATCTTCTCGAATACACGCATTACCAGAACCAGATTTTTTCGTTTGAATTTCATATTTCCATTCTATACAATTGTCGCGTTCTCCAAAAGGTGAATCTTCCTGTATTTCACCACAATAATATTTATAACCATGAATTGGCCAACCCTGATAAACTTTTACATATTTACCTACACAGTCAATATCTGGATCAGGTGCGTTGTCCCATATATTTTTATAATATTGAGGTTCATTACTTACATTTTGATCTGTATTTGGATCTGGGTCGGTATGAAAATCCAATTTTTTAAATGAGGCTGCAGTTTCTGTAGGCCACTGAACTGTAATAACGTAGTTATCTTCTCGAGTACATGCCTTACCTGAACCCATTTTTTCTCTTTCAATTTCGTATCTCCACTTTTGACAATAGTATATATCGTTGTCATCTGCTGGTCCACACGCAAATCGTTCGTCACCTTTAGTGGTGTTATCTTTTTTAACTTTTACATATTTACCTACACAGTCAATATCAATTTCCTCAAGTTTACTCGTATCTATTGTCACTCCAAAATCTTCTTCTGTAAACGTCACAGTTTTCGTATACAATTTAGTATCGGAACTAACTTTGTTATAGTACAGTTCGAGTGTGTTATCGCCTATAATTCTGTTATCGAACTCTTTTTTATTCACTGTGTTCATGGTCACATCCGTAAAGTCTTTGAGGTTACCCGCATCGCTATTTTCGTACTCGTGAATTTTGGTACCCGATTTATCTTTTAAAATAACGATCCATTTTGTAACATTACCTTCAATACTCGCCTTATTTTTCCACGAAAGTTTGAGACCCTCGAGTGTGTACCCTTCGCTCCTGGGTTTTATACTATAAATCAAAAATATGATAAATAGAATGATAGCAATCAAAAGTATCATTTTATATATCACAAGATAATATTATTAAATTAAATTAATTTATTCCTCTTTCATTTCAATTTCTGGTTTCACATTCGAATTCGAATCTTTAGATCTACTCATAAGTACATAGACAAATATAGCCATGAAAATAGCGAGTGCCGAAAATATTCCAATTGCTTGGTAATCCATTTTTTTATATTATGTTATAGTATAAGATAAAAAATGCGCGCTTTTACCACTGTCCTGATGGAAGCTGTATTTATCGGTCTTCTTTTACAAGGTTTAGTTATGGGTCTTACGAAATTCGTGTACAAGGGTATGGGTGTTCTGATTTTAGCAGGCGCGTTAATACATTTATTGTTCGAGTACTCGCCTTTCGGCAACATTAATGAAAAATGGTGTAAAATGATTTTTAATTAAAAATTTATAAGATCATCTATAATCAGTGTTTTTTCATGTTCAAGCTCTTTTAATTCTGCAGACAATTCTTCGTATTGTCTATCTATATCATCATTGTAATCTTCAAGGTACGTTTTGAAAAAAAGACGCGCGTTACCAACGTCGTGTCCAGCATCAAAAAGTGCATGTATGGTATAATTTCGTAAACGGATACCAAGTTCTTGGGCGCGTCGTTTCACAGCCTCTTTACGAACAACGTTTGTTACGTTTCGTCTATGTTTAAGTTTTTCCATTTTTTTTAATGTTTCGTGAATTAGTCTATTTACCTCAATAAGATTATCTTCCAATATATAATCACGTAAAGGTTCTGGAACAGGTGGTGGTGTTTGTATCGGTGGTAAATCCACGTGTACGAAATCCCCACGTCTTGATTGTGGTGGCGGTGGTGTTGTATCATATATGGTAAGATCGTCGAGATTATCTCCAAAAGGTGGGAGTCTAGGAACAGGTGAAAAAGGTATAGGTATATCAACACGGCGGATTCTAAATTCTTCTTCGTCTTCACTTTCATCAGATTCGTATTTGATATAATCGTGAATTTTCTTTATCGAGTCACACATTTTAAGATAATCACCTTCAGAAATTATCTTAGAATTGAGGTCGAGAGTTTGCATTAACGTGGTAAGAGCTTCCATTTTTAATGTATTAATTTTTATTTTGTTTTATTACAACTTAGGTGTGTTAATTTTCTTAAAAGTAAAAGGGCTTCGACGGCTTCGCCAATTTCACGGTGTTTCACACAAAACCCGTTTTTTCCTTGGCGACAGAGACAGTTTTCGTATACACAGTTTGGACGCATTTTCTTAATCATTTTTTATCATCTCGTACTTAGGTTCTTATTTCACCTTCTTCGAGTTCGGAATCCGTTTCGTATTCACTTTCATTATCCAAATCGTCGATGTTTTCAGGTAATCCTTCTTCTAATATATCGTAATCGATTTTGTGTTCGATTTCGTAATCGTCTAAGAAATCGCGTAAAGAAATTTTATCATTGACATCGTATTCATCGTCTAAATATCGTTTCCAAAACGAAAGATTCTTTTTCGTAATTTTACTTGGAAACAGTTCAACCGTAAAATCCTCGTCTTTTTTATATCCACTCTGTTCGAGAATGTTCTTTTCACTTTCGATATACATATCGAAAAAGTTTTCTAAAACACCGTTTTGTTTAGGTTCGTAATAAAATTCAATAAATTGAGCTTGACCGTACGATGTTTCGAGTTTTTTATTAGAAATACCAATATAGGCGAGGTACCCGTACATATTTTTAGGAATAAGGTGTTCGGGGTACCCAAAATCGGCACGCAAACCGTATACTTTACACTTTTTACCCACTAATTCGGAAAAAAGTTGATTAACATCGAAAAGTTCGACGATCGTGGTACATTTTTTAAGAAGTTCGTAAGTAAGGCTCATTATATTATATTACAGATTAGTTGCTATTGTTTAAGTCCATATCGTCACTTAATGTATTGTAAAGTTCCGTCCAATCCACGCTTCCGTGAAGATTATATTTTTCGATAAAGTGTAAGAGTGTTTTCCGACACTTGAATTCATTTTTAAAGTAATTCATCCAAAAATCAATCCATTCTTCTGAAATGTGTCTTGGAACAATCATGGTTTTCAAACCATCTTTCGCCAACATTTGTAATGCCGGTTCGAGAATACCCATTCGCATACCGTTTTCGTATTTCTCTTCATACATAAAATCAAGTATATGCATTTTATCATTAAATGAAGAAACACCAAAATACGCGACGTGGTCGAGATGTTTAGGATTACATTCTCTAGGAAAATTGTGTTCTGGTTTCACACCGTATACTTGTGAATATGTACCGTGTGCAAACTTATCACTTCTAAAACTCGATAAAATACCGTCGAGTTTTGGAAGTCGTTCAATAGTAACAGCTTGTTTTGTAAGTTCGTAAATAAGAGACATTTTTATATTAATATTATATCTGATCTATATCACTTAGGTCTTCTCTGTACATTAATATTTCTTCAGCAACAATTTGATAAAATGCCATTTTATACGCTAAAAATCCAAATAAGGTTGCCCCCATATTAAAATCAAATGGTAATTCCGATGTGTTCCACAAAGATTCAGCCAATGCGAGACATGTCGGTAACAATAATCGTTTATTTAAACCAGGTACTTTTTCTATGTTATCGACGTAAGAAGAAAGTGAATCGACATACATATAAGATGCAATTGTACCCAAAGTCGCTGACACACCATCAATAGGTGTATGAAAAATAAAATGGTACGTTGAAACGGCTATACCGTATTGTAAAGTTGATTTCCTAATTTTAGCCTTGACTTGCTCGTATTCAGCTATACCTTCTTTACGTTTAGTAGGACATGATATTCGAATGGTTTTAGTGTACGGATTTATTATACTCAGCATTACATTACATTTTATTTAGTATATTTTCTTTAAACTTTTTCTCTTTCTCTTCAAAGGCTTCACACCTTTCTATAGATTCATGTAAACGAACTTGTAACTCGACGAGTTTATCCTCGTGTACAAAATCGTCTTTAGGTACCGGTGATAATTCCCATAAAATACCATACATTCTGTTATACATGAGTTCTCTTTTATAATTTTGTACCTCCCTATATTTAGAACGATTTAATTCGTTTGCGTATTTTACAATATCATGCGTATCCGTAAAACAAAACTCACTATACGCGTGTTCATGGAGTTCCGTACAGTTCTCGCCATCGCCGAATAAGTTTATCGAGTTTTTCAGTTTTTCCTCCCATACCGTATTTTCGTTTTTTGGGTGCCCTTGGGCACTCGAGAGAACACGCGTCGTATTTATTAACTTTTTCCCATATGATCCTCTGTATATCTCCCGGGAGATTGTTTGTCGCTTGACAAAAGGCGAGAATGTAATCGTACGTGTGTAAGGCGATATAGTCTTCCATTTCATTTTTTATTATTTTTTCCATGTATTGTATAACTTAGGTTGTTTTGGTATTTCTAAAATGATTGTTTCATTCGCTTCATTTTTGGATACGATATAATCATTATCAAATACATTTATGGAAGGAAATGCTTTTATACTCACGGGGTTTGGGGTAGGCGCTATTAAGTTACATACACTTTTGTAGAATGTAAACATAACTGTTAGTAATTACCTTTATTTTTTTTATATACTAAATACAATATGGTATCTCTCCAGGACTTACCAAAAAAAGTACAATACATAATTGTGGATTCCGAATTCGTTAATGGTACAAATAACACATTCACTATTGATTTATCACTTGAATCTAATCTACACGTCGAAGAAATATCAGAAGTAATTGGTATAAAACCAGTTGATTTTTATATCACACAAGTAGGTGAAAATGATTTAGGCAATACAAATGTAGCAAAGTATATAGATATAGTATGTGATGATATCCCAAAACGTGGTCAAATACTAAATGAACGTAACGGACAGATCCTAGCGCGCGTACCATTAGAACGAAGTTTTACGGGAAGTAATGATTTTATCATGCGTGATAAACAGTGGAGATCGTTTCAGCGTCAGACAAATTTATTCAATCCCATATCGATACAAAAACTTAATTTTAAAATATACGAATCACAAGGTGACGGTGATTATAAAACGCTCCAACCGGATGCGAATTGGTACATGGTTCTTGAAATAACAACCATAGACGTCAAAGAAAAACCTATCAATAAAGAAGTACAAATTCTCGAAGCGTTACATAAACTTATCGGGAAGATAGATGATCTTAACATAAACGTTAAAAAACTTCCAGATAAGGAGGATATCGAAAAAATGGAAATAGAAAAAAAGAAAAAGTA